ATGTGGCTAAAAGAGGTGGACTTAATAAAGATGGTGGTATTAACTTTGAGAGAAAAAGGAATTTCGAGACTAAGAAAAAATCTGATATTCCTGAAGGGATGTTCTCTCGAAAACCTGAAGATAAGATTGAAGAAGAAGTTGAAGAGACAAAAGAAGAAGAGCCAAAACTCAGTCCAGAAGAATTGGCAAAAGCTGAAAGACTCAATGCTAAACTTCGTAAGGCGAAGGGAATTAATGCAACAGGATTCGCACTTAATGGGAGTACAATTATTGGTGTTTTTTTCTATCTCGATAGTCTGCTTGCCAATCCTGATACTCTTGATATGCTTAATAACTTGAATGGTGTTCTTGGAGCTGATATAGATTTTGAGCAGATGATTGCCACTATACAAGGTTATAAGGCTCAAATAATAGGTTTTGCTATATCTTCCCAAACAATGGTTATGGGATATAAAGATACAGTACAAAAGATGAAAGATAGAGGTGATGAAAGCTTCTATAATGTATTAAATGAAGAGTTAGAAAAAGCAGGAATATAAATGTATGAAACATTTGACTACCATAAAGTAGTCGATAAGATGAGAAAGTTCTTTAAAGATGCTAAGAACTTTATTGAAGTACCAACACAAAGCAGATTAAGTATATTAGCTGCTTGTGAGGATCCTAATACAATAGCACAATTTAATTTTGATGGTATTGATTATCCTCTCCCTCAAACTGGACAAATGTGGCTTGAACATGAATTATTAACTAACCCTGATACTGAAGGGTTTTTTTGTATTTCAACAAGCTACAGAAATGAGCCTAATCCTATAGATGGTAGGCATAAGAAAATATTTCCAATGTTTGAGTTTGAAACTAAGGGAAATATGAAAGATATGATAAAACTTGAAGAAGAGTTATTAAGTTTCTTAGGTTTTGAAAAAGATTCAGTTCATTGTACCTATGATGGATTATCTGAAAGGTATCAAGCAGATATACTTGAAGCAGAACATGAAGAGTTAATGAATAAAGAAATTAGTAGTAAGTTATTTCTTAAAGATTTTCCAAAGAGAACTCATCCTTTTTGGAATATGAAAGAAGATGCTGTTAGAGGTGTATTTAATAAAGTAGATGTTATACTACATGGGCAAGAGACTATTGGTTCTGCTGAAAGAAGTTGTGATAAAGATGCAATGAGATATAACTTTTTAAATCAAACTGATGGAGAGTATTCAGAATTACTGTTTAGAAGATTTGGTAAAAATAGAGTAATGCAAGAACTTGATAAGTTTTTAAGTTATAATTTCTTCCCAAGATTTGGAGGAGGAATAGGAATGACAAGAATGGCAAGAGCTATGAAGTTAGAAGGTTTAATATAGCAGGTAGACCAAAAAAAGAAGAGCCAAAGCCTACAGCATTTGCATTAGATATAATGAATGGTGGTGATGGTCTTCCAGATTGGATGCAGTTTGTCATCACTCTGCTTATTTTTGGTTGTTTTTTTTGGATAATATACTTATTATTCCATCCAGTATTACAGCTTGAAGATAACTTTAGAGACTTACTTAATATTATAGTAGGTACATTCTTAGCTTCTTTTGGTAAGGTTGTAGACTTTTGGTTTAAGCATAATAAGAAACAAGATTAGTAAGGTGGTGGAACTGGCAGACACACATCCCTGTTTAGGATGCGATATTAGGTTATCATGTAGGTTCGAGCCCTACCCTTACTGCAAGGAGAGATTATGATACTTGGAAAAGGCTTACAAGATAAGATAAAAAACATAGTGCTTAATCTTATAGATGAAAAGTTAGGCAAAAGGTTTCCTATCATAGATGAAATAACAGATGTATTTCAAGAACAGGAAAACAGATTTAAAGAGATAGAGAGAGAACTCTCTGCATTAAAACAATATGTAAAGGAAAATGATGAACAAACTTGTTGCTGCGATAAAAAAGATTGCTGTTGAAATGATATTAAATGATGACACTAAGGAGAAAGTTATCAAACAGCTTAATAAGAAAATGAACTTACCTATGATTTCAGAAGAAACAGAGGCTGAGTTATTAGATGCATTATATGAAGCTATGCAAGAAGCTTTACAAGACGCTATAGAGAAGAAGTAATTGCCTAAGCAGATATATAATCAATCTGATTTTTCTGGTGGTATTAATGGCATAGACTCACCAAGAGATGTTCAAGACAATCAAGTAATTCAAGCTAAATCTGTAGCTTTTGATGAAAAAGGTAGAATTAGAATGTCTGGTAAAGCTGTTGGTGGTACGACTACAAGTATTGACGACAGTGATCTTGCTTCTGGTTTTGAGTCTGGTACATCTTTTTTTCATTTTTCTCATGATTATAATATGCTTAGTAGTGGTGCTATAGATACATCTCCATCTATACAAGATGAAGGTGTAGAGCTTTTTGCAGTTGGAGCAAAAGATAAAATAGCTATATATGATTCTATAGATAATAACTGGATGAAAGATGTTATAGACATTGGCACAGATCCAGGGGCTGGTGATAGAAAAGCTGGCTTTTATTTTGCAGATGCAGCTTTAAGAGTTTATAATCAATTACTTGATTCAGCTGTCTCACCAAGATGGCATGGGCATATAAAGAGAACTTTGTTTGAAGATAGTGGTCAAGCTATTGCATTAAATCATTGGTTTACTACTACTACTAAACTTTTAGCTCCAGCGACTGGCACTTATGATAATGGTTCAATAGGATCTGAGACACCTGGTAAGTATAATGGTACAGATTCAGATGGAGGAACTGTAGGTAGTACAGCTGATACATTAAAGATAAATGCTGACGATCAGGGAACAGGTACTTGGCTTGCAGAGACATATCCTATATATATGTCTTATATATATGATGGCTCTCAAGAGTCACAAACAACTAAAATTCTCGATATGGGTATAGCTGTTGATAAAGCTTTATATTTAGCTGTTACAGTAGACTATACATTATCTTCAAGTCAGTCACAAAATTTTAATTCAAGAATAACAGGTGCAAGAGTCTATTATTCTGATCCAACTGATGGAGATGGAATTAAATATCATCTTATGGATATAAGTCTTGAAAAAGGTTGTAAAAAGTTTAATGAAACTGAATACACAGATTGGAATCATGAAGGATCGTATGTTTATGAATGTCCAAATACTGTTATAGGAAAAGATGCAGACGATACAAATGATCAACCTTCTTTTTTCAAGTTTGAAGATATGCCAAAGACTGTTACTTATGATATGCTTAATGGCTATAGTGCTTCTGAAGTTACTGATGCAGAATTTAAATGTCATACTATTTTTAATAATAGAGTGTATGTTGGAAATATACAGCAAGATGGAAATACTTATCCTGATAGAATTATAAGAAGTCCAATAAACTTTGAAGGCAACCCTCAATATGATACTTTTCCTGCTACTCATAAAATGGATGTAGCTGCTAATGATGGAGACCAAATAACAGCTTTAGAGGGCTTTGGAGATAGATTGTTAATATTTAAAAGAAAGTCTGTGTATGTAGTTAATATAGCTCAAGATGGAACTGAGTTTGTAGAAACTAAGTTTACAGATTTAGGAGTTTTGGGTCCTTCTCAAGTAGTTGAAACAGAATATGGTATATGCTGGATAAATAGTAAAGGTCTTTATATTTATAGAGAAAATCAAGCTATAAATCTTGTAGAGCAATTATTAAGCCCTTATTCAGGCAGAAGAATTACACCAAACATGAGATGGAATGTAGATAGTAGTAAATCTCCTGCAATAACTTATATACCTACAGCTAAAAAACTTTTAATATCTTTAGGTTTTGCAGATAATTATTCTAATGATGGATGGATATATGATTTTGTTAAGAAGTCTTTAAGCTTTGTGGGTGGAGCTTTGGGAAATTGGGCTTATAAAAGAAGTAATTTTATAACAGATAGCTCAGGTATACCACATTTTGCTCAATTAAATGGAAATGTTCTTTCTACTTTAAGATGGGAAGATGAACAACAAAGCAATACTGAGTTTAGTCTTTTCTTTAAAGATTTAGACTTTGGACAGCCTAATGTAAGAAAGAAAATATATAAAGCTTATCTATCTTTTAGATCTAAAGGTGTAACTAATGTTTTAGCAACTTATTGTACAGATGGTAATTATGGAGAAGCATTAGCTTTTAGTACAACTCCTGCTTCTGTTGGTAGTGGAGGAGAGCTTGTAGAAACTTCTTCAGGAACATCAGAATTAGTATCAGAAGGTGCATATAAAAATCCTCATGTTGCTGAAACTTTAGCTCAAGCGAATGCAGATCAAATAGGTTCTTTAAATTTATATGCTCATATTGCTCAAAATAGTGCTATATTAGAAATATTAAATCAAAAGTTAAGAGTTACTAATGATCCAGATAGTGATATAGTTGTATATCATCCTATAACAGTTGCTACAAGCTCTACTTATAGAGTAGATATTACTTATTTTAGATGGGTGCCAGGTAGTGATGCAGTTTCAAATAAGGTAGCTCCTACTATAATGGCTTGGGTAGCAGATACATTTAGTACTCATGCTGAAGCAATACATGATGATAATGATTTAGCACATATAATAATTGGTTCATCTGGAACCCATAGTTTTGAGTTTACATCTGCAAGTGATACATCTTTAGCTATATGTTTTAGAGCAGTAGAGTATGATGGTAGTGGAGATCTTGAACTTTTTAATAATTATCAAAAAGCTACAACAGATAGTTATAACAGGTTTGATTTAACTTCTGTTAAATGCTCTAAAGAATCTGAGTGGACAAGAGCAGAATTAAAGCCAAATACTTCAAGTGAAGCTAATAATGTTTACAGCTTTGGTTTAAAACTAAATGTAGAAACGGGAAATACTGTTCCTTCTGAATTTGAGATAGACAATCTTAGTGTAGTATATAGAAACAAAAATATCAAATAATGGCTTGGGATAGAGAAAAAAGAGGCATATTTCAGAGGAAGCAAGAAAAGCCTCAGATAAAAAAACACAAGCCTTTAGATTCTGAAGGCAATGATGGCGATATAACTATAAGACAACTTGATGATGGTGTCTTTATGTTTTTTAAAGCTTTAGGCAAATGGTATAAAACTTTAAATGCTCAAAGCCAGATCATTCCAGAAACTCCAAATGCAAGAAGTTTAGGTTCTCCTGATAGACCTATGAGAAAGATGTATGTATCTTCTAAAAGCTTACATATGGGAGATACTAAAAGAGAACAAGCTAAAATAAGTTTATCATCAGATAGAAAAGAATTAGTATTTACTGATAGAGATGGCAAGCTTAGGAATATGATTGGTAGAGAAACTGGAACTGCAGATGAAACTGATGTTAATAATGATTATGTTACTGTAATAGGTAAAGATAATATAACTAATGCTCAAGGCTGGTTAGCTTTAGGCTCTGGAGCAAGTGATCTCGGTGGAGTAATACAAGGAGCTGCAAGTTTAGCAAATACAGATGAATCTGGTTATTTAGGCTTAAGAGTATTAGCATCGTCTCCAACCAATAAAAAGCAATTTACTTTAGGTGCTGCAATGATTAGTCCTTTTTCTACACATAAGGTAGCAATAGGTACTTTTAACAAGACTGGAGATGTTTCTATAGGTGGTTTTATAGATATAGCAGAATGTGCATTAGACCCTCCAACTGCACCTCCAGCTGGTTCTATAACTTTATATGCTAAGTCTGATGGTCTATATGTATATCAAGACAGTTCAGTTACCAACTTAATGGGAACTTATCTTCCTCTTGCAGGTGGGACTATGACAGGTCATACTACTTTGAATGATAATGTAAAAATGATTTTTGGTGATGCAGATGAATATATTTTAGGTGATGGCACAAAGCTCTACATAAGTTCAAGTGAATTTATTAACTTTAACAATAAAAAGATAGAGAATGTTAATACTATTGTATTTCCAGCTGGTTCACTTCGTGACTTTGTAGACCAAGATGATATGGCATCAAACAGTACTACTGCTGCTCCAAGCCAACAATCTGTTAAAGCTTATGTAGATACTACACATAGATGGTCACAGCATACAGCAGGATATAGACTAAACAATAATAGTTCTACAAATTATTATTTTCAATATAGATATGGTGACCATTCTTGGAATAATTATGATAGCTCACCAACTTCAATAAGTGTATATGATTCTTATGCATCTATATTTATAGCTCCTTATGCAGGAACATTAGATAAAATATCAGTTCATGGTTATGCAAGTGACACAGGAGCAACAGACCCTATTAAATTCTATGTCTACAAAGGAACACCTTCTGCTGGCTCTACAAGCCTATCATTAACTCAGATTGGAGAAACAGATAGTATAACACCAGCATCATTAAGGATTTTTGTTGAAGTTGCAACCATATCAAGTAGTAATGCTTTTGCGAGAGAAGATGCTATTTTTGTAATGTATAAAAAAGACTCTACATCAGGAAATCAAGATTTATATTTTAGTGTAACTTTAAGTGGAACATATACACAATAATGGCAATAAACAATCTTAATGACAATAAAAGCTCTACTAAGTATGATGAACTAATAGATGATAGCTCTGATGATGCAATGATGATATTTTTAAAAGCATTGCATGACAAGATAGATGAAGGACTTGTTAAGACTAATGAGCATATAACTGATAATGCAAAGCAGACAGTTACAGGGTTTGACAATATAGCATTTAGTGTAGATAGTAAATTCAGAACATTAACAATTACAGTTACATCAGGAAGTACAACTAAGACTGCAAACCTTAGTTTGAGGTAAAATTAATTTGAATAAGACTATAAATATTAATAAAATACAACATCTGTATTAGGAGAAAACTATGTCATTTGCTTTAGGCAGTGCTTTAATGGCACGAGATGTATCAAGGGAAAGAAAAGATTTAAGAGAAGAAGAAAGAAGGCTTCAAAAAGCTTCTGAAGATGCTGCAAAAGCTCAACAGAAAAAGGGTATGTGGGGATCTATTGGTAGTACTTTAGGCTCTATGGCTGTAGGTGCTGCATTAACTCCTGTATTAGGTCCAGGTGCTTTAGTTGCAGCTAAAGCTGCTGGTAGTTATTTAGGTGGAAGGTTAGGTCAAGGTGCTATTAATACTTCAAAAGAATACGATGCATTAAAATCTCAAGCAGGAAAAGGAAATTTCTTATCATCAGAAAGACAAATGCTTAAAGATTATGGAACAGATGAACAAAAAGCTTTTAAAGAAGCTACTTCAGGAATGAGAAAACAACTTGCTATGAAATCAGCTACTCAACCATTAATGCAATTTGCTGCTAGCGAAGGGTTAGAAGGAATTAAAGGATTAGGATCAGCTGATGCTTGGAGTGTAGGTAAAGGTGCAGGTGCAGGATGGGAAAACATGCCTTCATTTTCAGGTAGTGGAAGATTTAATCCAGTAACAGGTGAAGAATTTATGAGTCAGGCTATTGATCCTAGTACAGGAATGCCTGCAACAGAGTTGCAATATACAGGTCCATCTATATGGGATAGACTTGCAAGCAGTCCTGAGTTTAGTGCTTTTTATCCAACTAAAAAGGATGAAGAATAATGGCTAATGGAAATGTAAACTGGCAAGATCTGGGTTGGACTGGGCAAGTTGCAGGTTCAACTGGATTACAAGATTTATTAGGAGATTTCTTTGCAGATCCTGCTGCTCAAATGAAATTCTTTGAAGATTATGATCCTTCTAAAGAACAAGCAGCTACACAACAAATGCAACTCGGACAACAACAAGCTCAAGAACAAGCAAGAGGTTCTTTATGGCAACAGTTTGAAGCAGGTAGACAGGGTAAGGGTGGTTTTGGTGGAGCAGGTAGAGCAAGACAAGCAGCTATGGGTGGAATACATAAAGGTTTAGCACAAGGTAGAGAGCAAGCTCAACTAGGATTACAACAAGATATATCAGGATTAAGAGAAGCTTATAGAGGAGATGTACTTGGACAGGTTGGAAGTTTGCTTGCAAGTGGTGCTGAGGCTGGTATGGCTGCAGATAATGTAGGAACAACATCAAATACACAACAGGAATATACTGGCTCAGATGCATCAGGACTGGGAATTTCTGGTCCTATAGAATTAGATTTTGATTATGATCCAGATGCTTTTAATTTAAATTTTTCAAATGTAGATATGAATCTTGTATGTAGCAATCAAGGTCTTCAATGGAATGCTGAAACTAACAGTTGTCAATAATTTAAAGGAAATATAAATGGCTTTAAAAAGAGCAACATACGAACAATCACCAGTAGCTTTATTTTTAGACTTTCAGTTACCTCAAATGATTGCAGATAATCAGGCAAGAGAAAGAGCTATGCAACATGAAATAGCTATGGAAGATAAAAGAGCTGAAAGACAAATGAATCTTGAAGCTTATAGAGCTAATGAACAAAGACTTACTAACTTGCAAGACCAGTTTGTTGAAAAAGGTTTAAAAGTAAAACCTGAGTTTCAAACAAGTGGTTATGCAAATCTTTCAGAGCAAGTATTAAATAGTACAAAAGAAAAATCACAATCATTGTTAGATACTATACAGCAAGGTGATAGCCAAATAGCTTGGATGGAAAATCAATTAGCTGACTTAAAATCAGGTGAATTATTTGCTCAAAGAATGGAAGATGAATATGGAAGTTCTATAGCTGCAACTGAAAATGAAGCAGTTAAGAATTATATGCTTGAAGGTAATCTTCAGCAAGATGAATCAGGTAAATGGACAGGAACTAAAGAACTTGCTAATATGTTTGCAAAATTAAGTGATGAAGAAAAAGTAAACTTTACAAGCAATACTTTTAGACAAGGCTTTATGCAAGGTAGAAAAACTGAATCTATGGCTAAGGAAATGTATCAAATAGATCAAACTCTTGCATTGACTGATATAGAAATAGCAAATGCTCAATATACAAAAGATACAAATAGATTAGATGATGCTGAAACTGCATTGCAATTATCAATGAAAAACTATGGTAATACATATGCTGGTAAGCTAACTCTTGGTGACACATCTTATGGAATGATAGAGTTGCTTGAAGTAGATGATCAAGTAGATGTATTTAATAAATTTAAAGATATGTATGATAATGGAGAAGTTACAGGGAGTGTTTACAATGAAGTGTATAATGGAATATCTGCTTTAAGAACAGCTGCTAAGTCTAATGATCCATATCCTGAAAGATATTTTATTCAAATGGCTTCTCAAGCTCATGATGACATACAAGCTTATACTATAAAAAATGCTCAATATTTAGAAAATCCTTCTTTAAAAGAAGATCCTGATTTTATGACTGAATATTTAGCTCTTCAAAGTAAATGGATTTCTTGGAACAAAGTAGGTTTAGGAGATATGGGCTCCTTATCTAAGGCTAAACAATTAAACCAAACTTTCAATAAAGTACAGGATGCTAAATTAGATTTAATATTAAATGAAGTAGAAGTTGCAGATCAAACAAATACTATAAGTCCAGAATTAGAAACAGAACTGCTAGATGCTTTAAATAAAAAGAATCAAACTAAACAAATGGAAATAGAGCAAGAAGCTACACTTGGTGATTACTTTTCAACTATAGGTGCTACACCTTCTAGCTTTGTTGAAGGAACTGGAGATATATTGACAAATATTCTTGGCATGGATATGGGTCAAGAGACTTATGAAAATATAGATTATTTATTTAACACTCCTTTAAGTCAAATTAATTCAGAAGACTTAAAAAGAAGATACACAGAAACAATGAATGCTTTGCCTGGAATAGGACTTATACATAAACCCTTAGATGAACTTATCAAATCCTTAAGCGAATAAAGGAACTAAATGGCTACACTTACTGAAAGAGAAAGAGTAAGGCAGGTATTATATCAAAAAGGAATAACTAACTGGTCTAATTCTGATATAGATGCTTTTATTGAAAACAATAGAGATAAAATAAATCCTGCACAACCTAGTCCTCAGATAGCAACACCAACAGCTCCTCAACCTGTATCTCCAGGTATGTTAGCTCCAAGTAGAGCTTTAAGACAACAACCTATTCCTGGACAACAACCAACTCCTCCTTTGGGTACAGCTCCAAGTGAGTATGATGCATTCATGCAGGCAAATCAAAGAAAACAAAGAAATTCTGTAGCAGACTTTGTAGGTAATACATTGTGGAGTGGATTAGATTCTGCAACTTTTGGTGTCTTAGGTTGGATGGATAAAAATGATTCTTTAGAGGATGCATTAACTGGTGGTGGTCCTACTACTACAGCTGGTAGTATAGGTGCTGGATTAGGTAGTCTTCTTGGATTCTTAGGTGGTCCTGTAAGTTTAGTTAAAGGTGCAGGTAGATTAGCAACACAAGGTTTAATTAAAGGTGGTGTAAAAGATGTTGCTCAAAATCTTGTATATACTTCAGGTAAAAGCTCTAAAGCATTTAAAACTTTACAAAAGAAATCTAAAGCTTGGAGAAATTTAAGTAATGAGCAGAAAGATCAATTCTTCAAACCTTGGACTGAACAAATTACAAAACAAATACCTAGACTTCGTACTAATGTGCAAAGAGATGCATTTGCTAAAAACTTTAAACCTGCAACTGAAGCTGCATTAAAAGAAAAGCTAAATGAAATAGGTGTAAGAAATATAAGTAAAGAAAGTATTTCTAAAATAGCCGATGATATAGTAGATGCAGTTGGTATTAAAGCTGGAAAAGCATTACCTGCACATGATTTAGAAAGGCTTATAGCTAATAAATTAACAACTACACTACCAAGATTAACTGGTGGAGCATTAGGTGCTAAAAGTGCTGAAATAGGTGCAGTAGTATTAGAAGAAGCAGTTGTTTTGGCTGCAGCAGAATCTGTTTCTAATGTTGTTCATAATTTAAGAGAGAATAAAGAATGGAATGAAAATATGGGTGGCACTTTAATGCATGCATTTGGTGTTGGTGCTGCATTTGGTTCATTCTCTCAGTTCGTTCCTGGTGGTAAAGATATACCTATATTAAGAACTGCAGCTAAAAGACTTCAAGATAGCTGGAAGAAAAAGAAGCCTTATGGTTCTTATAATCTTACAAAAGAATCAGATAGAGAATTATTAGGTGGTTGGGCTCATGCATTATGGAGAGCATCAGAAAGAAACAAACAGGGTGCAAAAATCTTTACAGATTTAGGAATGCAATTAAATGGTAAGCCTATTAAAAGAGCTTCTGATATAACAAAGTTAGTACAAAATGGTTTAAATGGTAAAGGTACAGAGTCTGATAAAATAGCAGGTGCTAAAATAGTTAGAGATTTCTTACAAAAAGTTGAAAATAACTGGAATAAAAACTGGTGGGGAGAATTTGTAAAAGAAGCAGGTTCTGATTTATGGGGATCTATTCCAAGAATGGCAATGGGTTCAATGGTAATGAATTGGGATATGAATGCTCCTGCTGGTCAAATGATTTTAAGAGATGATATTCCATTAGCTGATAAAGTATTTCATGTAGCAGTAGGTGCTTTCATGGGTAAAAGAGGTAGAGAAGTTCAATACTTAGATGCAGCTGGAAACAGACAAACTATGGAATGGACTAAGAGAGCTCCTTTAGGTGAAGATTATAAAAGAGCAAGTCAGTTTATGGATATGCTTGGAATGGATAATGATCAACTTATATTTAGTGGTATACTTCAAGATTCTTATTTAAAAAGCAAGTATATGAAAGTTGATAATGAGCATTCTGATATTGTAGAAATAAAACGGATACTTGAAGAAGAAGGTATTATAGTTGATGAAAGTTATGAATTTAAAAGCACACCTGATGATAATAAAACTCAACAAACTATAATAAATAAAATTGTAAGAACTAAAACTTCTCCAGATGGAAAGAAAACTTTCGATACAGATGATGAAGTTACAGCTTTTGTTCAAAGTGCTGAAGGTAAAAGGCAGATTAATGAAAGGCTTTTCAAGATAAAGTCTAACAGAGGAAAAGGTGTTGAAGGTCAGCATGATGTTTATGAACAGTTAGAAATGGTTTCTCACTTGCTATTAGGTAGTGGTGATAGAATGCTTTCTGTTTCTGAAATGAGTCCTAAACAATTATATAGAATAGAACAAAAATTAAAAAATGGTAACTATGAAAGTATAGATAAGCTTCAAACAATATCAGATGTAGATGATATAATGCTTTCTGCAAATGATTCTAAAATGGAAGAGCTTATTACAAATATAGAAAGTAGTGTTAGTGATTTATATACATCACTTACTGGGCAATCACCTTCACCTGCTGGTATAGATTCTAAAATGTTAAGATTTGCAGATACAAGAATAGATCCAGAAAACTTAAGAAGATTAACAGCAGAACAACAAAACATGTTGGCAGAGTTTGAAAGAGCAAAAGACTTGCTTGTTCAAATAGGTAGAGCAAAAGTTATAGACACTAGAGGTGAAAAACTATTTGTTAAAGATGAGCAATTAGCAAAGCTTAAAGAAAATTTTGAAAGAATTAATAATGATTTAAATAAAGTAGTTAATAAAACTGAAAATGTATCCAAAGAACATCAAGTATCTCTTGGTGATAGCTGGATGCTAGATTTAATTGAAGGTCAATCATTCTTTAAATCATACAGAAATATGTATGAAATGCTAAATGATGCTACTAATAGTAAAGGTGCTTGGAAATCTAATCTTAAAGGTGAAAGTAATGCAAGAGAAGCACATGAGTTACTATCTGCAATGCTTAAAGATTCTGATGGCAAACTTGCTAATAGTTGGAAAATAGAAGGTGGCAATAAAGAACTGAATGAAAAAGATTTATATATGCTTAAATCTTTAAAGAGAATGATGGAAAAAATGGAAAACCATGTTCCTGCTCTTCATTCAGGTACTGAAGGACTAATAGAGACAAGACCTGTAGAAGTTACACAAAATCAATTAAAGAATTTAAAGAAATACTTTTCAGATAATGGAATGAATATTTTTGCATATGGAGACAATGCTCATACAGAAACATTTGTTAGAGCTGTAGAGAATTTTGGTATAGATAAGTTTATTAAAAAATCTACAAAGATTAATTCTGATGGTACAGTTTCTACATTAAGTGGTCCTGACAGAGCTAAGATAGCATATTTATTAAAAGAAGGTATAGCAGATTATTCAGGAAATATACTTGACTTAGATGTTTACAATCCATTTAAAGCAGTTGTTAGTACAAACTTATTAAATCTTATTGAGTCTAAATCTTTAGACAGAGGTTACAAAGCTTATGTATATGGTGATTTTGTAGGAAGTAATTCTAAGTTTAATGTTGAAGATTTAAATGAAGATTTAAGACTTAATATAGAAAAAGTTCTTAGAGATAGAGGTGTCTTGCAATCAAATATGAATGATGAGATAGCAAAGACATTTGGTAAGATGGTAATACAGTATCAAGAACATATACAGCCTTATATTAAAACTGATAAAGGTGGTGTCTTTACTCCTGTAACTAGAGTTAATGCTGTTACAGACTATTCAAATATAGCAGAACTAATATCTCAATTAGATATGCTTGAGATGACAAATAGTAAGTTTTCTCATGATCAATTATTAGAAGCAGTTAATGATAGCATGGGTTCTGATGGTTTATCAAAAGATAAAAAAGAACTATTAAGAAGTGTATATAATAAATTTTACTATGGTCAAGCTCCTTCTAATGGGCTTATAAAAGTTTTAAATGAATTAGGCTTATATAAGGATGGTAAGTTTGACTTTAATGATGCACCTGAGCATAGAGAAATGTCTCTTCAAGATAGAATACAAGTTGCTATTAGAGAAGCAGAGCTAACTATACCTGGTGGTTCAACAGAAGCAAATATAAATCAAAGAATAAAAGAAATTTCAGACAGATATGAAAAGGTATATGAAACTGATACTTTTAAATCAATGACTGAAAATCAATTTACTGAAAAGTATGGAATCTTTCCTGAGCAAATGAAAGTAAGTATGAACTTTCAAGGTGATGATGTTATAGCAAATCTTATGCAAAATGCTAGATTAGTAGACGAACAAGGAAAGACTACTTATTATGCTGAAATGACTAAAGATCAGCAGTATCAACTATTGCAGGATTCTATTGCAATGATGATGACAAAACATAATGGTATATCTGTTAAGAGATTATATGCTGATGAACAAGCTGGTGTTATGATTGATGCAGAACAAATTGTGTTTAAAAATCCAATGATGAATTTCTTAAAAGATTTTATTGGTGCTGATGGAGAGATGACAATTATAGATCCAAATGTATCTACTGTTAATGGTCCAAGAAATGCAAGATCAGATGCTTCTGCTATGAAGATTCTTACAGCTAAAATGGCAGGTGAAGCATCAGGTTTAAGCCCTACAAAAGGATTGTTAAGAGGAGATGATGGACTTCCTTTAGGTAGATTAGATAGTGACTATCTTCCTTTGTTTTTTGGTGATGTAAACTTTGCAGTTGGTGTTCCTTATAATGATGCAGTGTTAAATAAAATAGCACAACAGTTTGGCGACTATGTTCAAAAAGTAAAAAATCAATATACTGAAGCAGAATTTAAGACTATTAGAGAAGAGTTAAATAGTTTAGTTGGGTTGAAATTAGAATCCAAAATGAATAAAATTAAAGATGCCGAAGGTAATGATGTAGAAGTTAAAACTTATTCATTTAAACGCTCTACAGCAGAGCCAGATAGACAAGCAGTAAATCTAATGCTTACACATTTGTTTATGGATAAAAGTTTTGGAACTGACTATTGGGTTAATAAAGCAAATAAAACAGGTGAAAGTGGTGCTAAGTTTGCAAAAAGAATTAGAATGGTACTTAACCCTTCAGCTAAAAAAATAGATCCATTTGTATTAGATAGTGCTATAAAAGGTTACGAAAGATTAGTACAAACAAATGAAATGCCTGAAGTACAGGAATCTTTAGATGCATTAAGAGCTTTAAAAACAGGTGTAAAATATGTACAAATTTCAGATGAAGCACCTGGTGCAGCTCAAAATCTAAATAAATTATTTTCCACATTTGATAAGATAGAAGAACAAATGAGAAAAGAAGGATACTCTGAAGATGAAATAGCTGACTGGAGAGCTAATGTAAAAAGAGATGATGTTTCTCTTGCCGATTCTTATACAGCTGTATCTCCAAGAATGTGGAAAGCATTGAAAGCTTTAGTGGGTTCTGAGAATATAGAAGGTATTGGTGGTATAAAACCTGTTATAACAAGAGTTGGTAATAAAGAAGGCATCATGCTTGGTAAGACAGCATTTGTTCCAGATAAAAGAATGGAAAAGTTTTTTGAAAACAATCAAGATATAGATATGGTTATAATGGGTTCTGCTGAAAAAAGTGGTAATCCTAACTTAAAAACTATAGATGCAAATATGTTTGTAGATAATGATGGTAATGCAGACTGGTCAGCTTTTGAAAACATGAGAGTAGGAGATGAATTTAATAATCTTGATGCTGAAGATATAAATCTTGCATCAGTAGTAAATTCTACTAAAGATGGAACTGTATCATATCAGGTTGCAAATGAATTAAGTGCTAGTGCTAATAATTCATTCTATGATTGGTTAGTTAGACCTCAAATTGAAACATATCAAAAAGATGTTCCTGGTTATTTTAATGCAAGATCTCCTGAAGATGCTGTAGGGTATGCTAGATATAAATTACATGAAGATGGTAAAGGTTTAGATGGTGCTTATCAAAAATGGTTAGGACTTGCAAATGGTATACCTTTTACTCAAGCTTTCTTGCCTACATATAAATCTCAAATTAAAAAATCTTTTATAGATGATGGAATAATATCTTTAAAAACAAAGTTTGGAAATCAGAGTGTACTAAGTCCTGGGTTAGATGTTAGTGATTTAAGAAATACTTTATTTAAAAAAGCTGCTGATGGTTCTAATGAAATATTTACTATAGGTCAAGTAGAAATAGCTCATACAAATAGAAATAAAAATGTACAGTTTGATAGACTTCATATTATAGAGCATAATGCAAATGGTTCTGCTAAAGATAATATACTTACTTGGGATGAATTTAAAAAGAAGGCTAAAAAAGAAACTGGTATTACTAAATTTAAAGAAAATGCAATGCCTACTCTTGGAAATCTTTTTGATACTATAGAGCAGTTAGTAAATACAAAGCTTGATGGTAAAAGATATGAGATTGCTATAGCTGGATGGAGACCTCCAAGTGCTAAACCAAGTGATAAAGTTATATCAGGATTAAAAGGTTTTGCTGATAAGGCTGATGGTAATCAATCAAGACTTAATGTTTCTGACTTAATGCTTAGAATTGAAGGAGACTTTGATGTTGATAAATATAATTATTGGTGGGATACACCTACAGATATTATAAATGAATGGAATGGAAATTCAGGTAAAGTATTATCTACTCCTGTTGAAAGTAGTATAAATAAACATACTGTAAAAGATTTTAGCTGGGGTAATGCAGAACAAGTTGAAGGTTACAATCTACATTCATCTACTGCAGGGAAACTCAGAGGAACTGTAGTTAAGACTAAAAGAATAATACAATTTTTAAATCATTATACTTCTCATCTTGAAAAAGGTAAAGGCTTTTCTATAATTACAGGCAATAATAGATTGATAAAGTTTGATCAAGATAAACTGTCAGAAGCAGAAGAAATAATAGCAAGAGATATACAAAATATAGTAGACTCTACAACAGGCTATAACAATACTGTTTATAATGAAAAATGGTTTGAAAAATTCTTATTTGGTTCTCCAGACTTATTGTCTATGGATGGAAAAACTGCATGGGAAGGGTTGTTTAGTATATATAAAGGTGAAAAGTTTTTCAAAAAAGGTGAAGATGTAAGTACTCTGTCTGTGGAAAAATGGAGGCAAGCTAGAGTTTCTGATGCTAATATGAGATCAACCCAAATGAGAGTTGTTAGAGCTATGATAATGGATGTTGTTAGTGGGTATAGACATTTTCTACAATTAGGTTCAGATGTATATGATGCAGGGCAAGGTAAAAAACCTATCTATGATGACATATTAAGCTATACAAGAGACTATGGCAAGCGTATGCAAAATTTAAATAGAGATGCTAAAAAAAGAATATTGAAAAAAAGACCTGAAGATATATCATACAAAGAATGGGAAGAAGAAGTAAATGCTGTATTTCAAAATATTCAAGGGAAAGATATAAGACCTTTCGGTGCATTCGGCTCAAATATAGATAATGTAGATATGATGCTCCCATTTGATAGAGCTATGAAGGAAATAGCTGGAGTAGATGCAATGGCTATAGATTCTCCTACACAAATGTTTGGTAAGTCTCTTGCAAGATTTGAAGAAAGTTTCTCTGAATATGTAGACTCTAATAATAAATCAGAAATTATAAGTAAGTTAGTTGGTGACATAAAGAAAGATGTAAAGGTTATAGGTCTTTTAAATTATTTAGATTATAAAATTAAAAAAAGTGCTGATGCTAAGTATAGTGCATTAAAAGAAAGAAGACAAGGGCTTGCAGATTATCATGATAATGTTGCAAAAGAAAGTCAAGAATTAAAAAGTGAGCTAGAAAGTCAGCTTATAAATGAAAAGGGTACAGCTAAAAATATTAGAGAAGCTGCACAAAGAAGAATAGTATCTGAAGTTTATAAAAGATTAAACTGGAAAGGTAGAAGATTTTCTAACTTTAAAGAAGTAACTGAATGGTTAAAAAGTAAGGCAGGTAAAAAAGCTATTTCAGAAGAAGTCAATGCAAGACCTGTTAAGATTAAAGGTATAAGTAATCATGAATATCTTGATACAATGATATGGCATGAAATACTTGGTAAGTATAATGATATATATTTAGATCCACAAGGCTTGCATGGTAATGATCATATTGAATTTGAAAAAGATTTAAAAGAAATCATGAGCAAGAAGAATACTTTCTGGAAAAACTTTTTTGAAGATAAGAAAAGAGGAAAAAGAACTAGAACATATTTAGATGAGAATGCTATACACAATGAAATCACTGCACTATTTAATGCTAAGTTTGATAAATGGGAAGGTAAAGGTCAAGGCTTAGGCAGACTATTTTTATTTAGATTTATGGCTCCAAAAAAATCTATAGGTGAATATACTTATTTTAATGGAAAACTTTTAGAAGGCTTTAAGAATACTTCTGCTTCAAATATAAAGTTTGGACTACGATGGTTAGCTGATCCACAAAATCATACAACAAGAGTAGGTGAGTTTGATGTAGACAATATGTTTAAAGAAATGGCTGCACAATATAATAATTTCTACAAAATGTATCATGGTCAAAGAATGGAAGTATTGAATGATGATGGTACAATAAATCTTGGAGTCTTTGAAAGTGAAGCTAAAGCTGCATTAGATAATATTACTATTGCAGAATCTATGCCACTTAAAGATGTATTTGGAACTGTAGCTGGTGATGGATTAGCTGGTGAGATTAATCCTATGCTAGGTTCTGTATTTGGATACAATACTAATGAAACAGTTGGATATATAATGGCACACAATCCTATAGGACCAGAGTCTATAGCAAACTTAAAGAAAGCTGCACATCAAAACTTTTTACCTTCAGCTTATATACCTCAAGATTTTAATGGTGGTAGATTCGGTATGATTAATGGCTGGTCTTCATACAATAAAGCAAGAATGAATAATGCAAGAACATTTCTTGGTAGTGCTGCTAACAAAGGAGCATTATATTATAAAAGCTTACCTATGCAAAGAGTACCCTTTGAAGAATCAGGTACTAAATTAGAGTCTACTGAAAATTTAAAAGATCAATTAATAACAAGTATTACAGGAGAATGTTAAATGCCCAGTATTAGTGCATGTACTCCAGATCAACAAAAAAGAATCAGAGAATTGTCTAAAGCTATAGACACTTTTGAAGAAGCAAAAAGTACTCAGTTATTAGCTGAAGCTCAAGGTAAAGCACCAGCAATTTTGTTTAAAGATTTTTATAGAAATGTTACAGGGTTAGATTTTGATCTTGATACTAAGCCAGATTTAAAAACTATAAATAAATTAAACAGAAGAATAAAACAATTAGATAAGAAATGGGTTAAGCCTAATAAGTTTAAAGAATTTTTCTATCTACCTGAAGTTATTATGAGTAAGAATCCTATAACTAAAAGAGTTTATGATGGCTTTGTAAAAGCAGGTAATTTCTACAGAGGTAATACTGAAAGATTTAGTAATAACTTAGGACATATAGTTAGAAATATAGATATAGCTATAAAAGAAAAAGATGTATCTGCTAAATGGGGAAGTACTGCTCGCAATGCTGCATCCAGATTAAGACTTTTAGAAAAAAAATATCAGTTATTATTAAAAGAAAAAAAGTTTTCAGAAGCTGATCAATTTTATGATGATTTCTTAGCAGACTTAGGTTCAAGTAAAGATGTTCAATTAAAAACTTTAGATGATGCATATACATTATTTTCAGATCCTTCTAAGATAACACAAAAAGATAAGTATGGAACTGCATTAGTTGAGGCTGCAAGTGTATGGCATGGTTCTAAAGGTAAAGAAGGAATGAAGGATAAGTTGTGGAATATACTTAAGTCTGGATTAGATGATTATGCAGCTGTTATAAGACTAAGTAAAAAAGATGATTGGGGTTTTGAAGGTACAGAAAGAGCAATAGCAAAATTATTAGATGATTTTAAACCTCAAGATAATTATTTCCCAACACAAGTATTAGACATATTCCCTGTCATAAGTAAACTTAATGAAGGAATATTTAATAATACAAGTATAGATGGGAAAAGAGCATTTGATCCAGCTGAAGCTAAACAACATATTGATAATATGATTAAAGAGATTAGCTCTAATTTAAAAAAGCCTGGAAATGTATATGCACAATCTGCTGTAAGTGTAAACAGACATTCTAAGAATGTGATAGATATTATAGATACATACACAAAGAATGTAGTCAAGTTTAATTACATGGCAAGAATGACTAGAAGAACTGCTGAAGGTTTAAAATCTTTAGGTGGAATGTATGGTAATGATTTTGATAATCATTTAGACTTTATGAAAAATTATTTAAAAGATACACATGCTACAGCTACAGGGATTAACAGTGGAAACAGTGCTTTAAAATCTTTTTCAAGAGCAGCAACATCCTGGGGCTATCTTTCTAAATTAGGTCTTAATGTTAGGGGTGCTGCTAGAAATGCTACTCAATCTTTACAGAACTATATATGGTTTGGTAGAAAAGGTATATCTGATTCTTTGACTTACATTAAAGCAGAAAATTTAGAAGATCAACTTACTGAAGCTATGAAACAAGAAGGTGTATTCTTTGTTAATATTGGTGAGTTAGCTGGTGATAATAAACTTTTTTCTGAAGTTATATTAAAAGATGGTAAGCCTACATTTGAAAATGATTCTTTTATGGATAGATTTAATGAGAAGATGGAATCAGTAGCACAAAAAGTTTCTGATGTACCTGTTATAGGCATGCAGAGTGTTGAGAACTGGAACAGACAATTAACATTTAAGATTGCATTTGCTCAAGAGTATAAAAGATTAATGTCTAATGATGCATTAGTAAAAGATGCATTAAGAAAGTCTGGTAAAATAACTGATGATACTAAAGCTTCTGAAGTTGCATCTCAAGTTAGAAAAAGAGTAGCTAAAAAAGCTCAAAGATTTGCATCAAATATGACTAATGAATTGCATTATGATTATAGCAGATATGCAAAGTCAAAAGCAGTTAGAGGTCCTATTGGATCTGTTTTAGGTCAGTTTACTACTTATAGTATGAACTTTATGAACTATCAAGTAAAGATAGCTAAAGCTGCAGGTAATTCTGCAATAGAAGGTAGTTGGAATAGTCCTGAAATGCAAAGAGCTATAAGATTAGGCATGACTTATATGATTATAGGTGCTATAATTGAGCCTTTAACTAATACTACAATAACTAATCTTGTTCAGAATGATACTTATGATAGAATTGAAAACTTACATACTTGGTTATCTGGTGATGAAGATGAAAGAAAGAAAGCATTCTTTGGTAAAGGTCCTTTATTAGGTACATTTGGTGGACCATTTATAGGAGACTTAATTAACATTGGAAATCTTGCTGGGTTTGTTAATATGGATGAAGGTTCTTTCTTATCTTATTTAGGTGCACATGAAAACTTACCAGACAATGTTAAAGATGAAAAGATGAAAGAGTTTATAAGAATATTAAATCCTCAAGTGCATAGAACTTTTTATAATACTATACCTAGAATGATTAATGGAATGACTCTTGGCACAGCTGCATCTCAAGAATTAGCTTTATACAAAGACCCAGAGGCATCAAAAATAAAGAGAAAGTTTGCTAACTCTGCTGCTTTAAGAATGATGCCTGATCCTATGAGGGATTACCTTACACCCAAGGATGTGAAAGATGAAAGAGAATCCAAAAGATCTGATTTCTGGGCTTATGGTAGTCAGCAAGACGACAATGGTAATCTTAATGATTTATTTAGAATGCTTCAAGAGAGACAAGACTAAGCCTCACCTCTCTCACCATTAAACATTCCATTATGCTTTCTTACTTCTATCTCAGAAAGAAAGTAACTGATAACTTCAAACATATCTTCTAATTGTTCTTTAAATTCTTTACTAAAGTTATCAACATTTATATTTTCTATTTGCTTCATTTGCTGTTTACTTAATGCCATTCTATTCCTTTATCATTTCTATAAATACATCTAATGGTATTGCTACCATAGGATTTTTTCTATTTTTCTTAACTACTATTGCAGGTGTAATGCCTTCTTTGCAGTTAGCTTCACACTGCTCTACTGTCGCCCAAAAGCTTAGTCTTTCTACATTTTTACACTCAAAGCTATAAGGAATCTTCCTACGAGCAGCAGGAGAAAGAACAATGTCTTCCCCTGGCATACCCATAGTCTGGCTCTTTACATCATCTTCTTCGAGAGAAGGAAACGCTACTCTTAACTTATCTCTTAAAAGATTCTGTAATTTCCTCCCTTTAGCTTTTGAGTATCTTGGATTAGAAGGGGAGCCCATCATCCTCCTTCTTTCCTTCACTGAATAATTCTTCTAAACCTTTAGACTCTTTTTTCTTTCTTTGATGAGGTGGCATTTCTTCTTCTATTGGATCATCAAAAGCTATAGAAATCATTTGATTACCATTCTTATCTTTCTTAATCCAAGCAGCAAGCTCTATTTCATGTCCTCTGATTGTAGCTTTTCCTCTAAAGAAAGGCTCTTTATCTGTTTTCTTGTATTTATTCTTCCAAAGAACTCCACTACCTATGTTTTGAAATATCTTCTTTGGTTTATTCTCGTAATTCATCTTTGTCCTTTTTATCTATTATATTAATTAAGAGTGTTTCATCTTCTTTGTCATATCCAGAACTTGGATCTGTTCCTTCATCTCAGTTAGCTGCAAAGCCACAGTTATTGCATTTATAATGACATTGTAAAACTGCTACTTCAAAGCCACATATCATACAATTAGCTTTCATTTTTTTCTTTCATGTTTTTTTCTTGAAAACTTTTTAACTAATTTACAAGAATCACATCTACAGCCTCTGTCATACCAAGCTCTACTTGGATAATGACCTTCTTCATCTTCTCTATTGCCTATTCTTTTTTCATACTTAACTCTACCTAACTTAGTAGTTTGTCTTGCAGCTGCTGAATTACAAGCTCTATGAGAAAATGCAATATTACCCATATCCCAGAATAGTCTGGTGTCTTCATCAAGCCAAGGCTTTTTATGTTCTATTGAGTAATCATCTACATCTACTATAAGCTTGTTACATTGATAGCATTCATCAAGTTTAAGTCTTTGAATAAGCATAAACATTATTTTTCTTTTTAGTCTATTTTGAGCTGTGGAATGGTTCATTCCAAGTTGGTCGCTTTTTTTCTTATTACTTTTATCACTAGGCATATATAGAGAGGTTAGCTATGAGGTAAATGGTATATGGTGTAGTGTGGGTGCCAACCTCTCATATATATATCTTTCTTAAGCTGCTATACTAATACAGCCATCAACCCATTGTTTATTATGGTTGAAGTCTGAAATAGTTTGTTTCTTATTATGCCAGAAAATATCTGTTCCAGCATTAAGAAGATCCCAAGCAGTTCGTTCATCGTATTTTTCATTGGTTAAGAAATTGTCAAAGGCTTTGCCAAAGACTCCTGTACCCATTGAAGAGAAGGTAGTTCTTCTGGCATTTGCTACATCACCTACTCTCACATAATGGTTAGGTAATTTACTACATTTGTCAGCAAAATCTTTAACACTTTCTTCAGCAGTATCTAAAACTTTCAAAGTCTTTTCAACTTCAAACTTCCAGTCTTTATTATTTATATCATGCTTGAAGATATATTCACCAAACTCATGCTTAGATGTCATACCATTTGTACAAGCTAATCTATAAGCAAACAAAGCAAATCTTCCTGAAATGCTACCATCATATGAGTTCCACAATCCTACACCTATACCAAGATTGTCTCCTGCTACTACTTCAGCATCTATTTCATCTGTACACTTCCAACTTTGAAAGAATTGCTTTCCATTCCAAAATTGTTTCTCTGGTTCAAACTCTAAAGTAGATCCAGCCATTACATCTTCAGCCATCTGCACCATAGTTTTATTAGGTACAAGAAGATATTCTGAAGATACTATCCCTACTTCTTTCCAAGCTGAGTTATTTGTATCATCTTCCCAGTCGGATAAACCTTCTATTTTTACACCAAATGCTTTTGATGTCATTGTGTCTCCATATACTAATTGCTCTTTCTTTATATTTGCATATGGTGATATATTCTTTAAGTTCATTATTTTAGTCCTCTTACATGTTGATTATTATTAATGTCTGCTCCAGGTATCTTCGTACCACTTTTCATAGCAGATAACATTTTCTTTTTATCTAGTTTTTTAGTTACAACTTCTACCCAATATTCATCAGGTATCTTGCTTTCATCTATTACATTTACAGAAGCAGTCTTTCCAATAGTTATTGGATTAAAGTCTGAATGCTTAGGTAGTTGTCCTATGGATTGATTAACATCTATAACCATATTCTTTATACTCTTTATAGCATTCTGTCTTATCTTTTTTTGTTTCTGTATCTTTGCAAGATATTTATCAGCAAGTTCTACATCCTGTTGAAATTTCTGGACTAAAGCCCAGATACCATCTTCTTTATGTTGAAGTTCTTGATAGAGCTCTCCCAACCTCTTTTCAATCTCTTCTTCATTAAGAAAAATATCTGAGCTAATAGTCGCAATATCAGTTGTAATATCAAATATAGATCTATTATTCTTCATTAGTTATTCCTTTATTTGATTTAATTAGTCTACAATTTTCTGGTTCGAGATGTACATACAAACTTTCTTTCTCTCTGTTAGCTACACAATCTAATATTAAATAACTGATTTCTCCCTGTTCTCTGTATGCTTTTATTTGCAATACTTTATTTGCAGTATAACCTATTCTTGCACTACCTCTTGAGGCTGCAATAGCAGGTACTCCATTCTTAGTATTCATTGACTCTTTAGTCATTTCAGAAACAGCAAATACAATCATGTTATTCTTTATAGCAACATCTCTAAGTGTAGCCATTATCTCTTCCATCTTTGCATTCATATCATATTTATTACTTTCCATTAAACCTATATGATCAACAACAATTATTTCAGGTTTCTTTCTCATTAAGTCTATTCTTTTCTGCAATTCAAATGGAAAGCAAGGCTTATAATCAATAGTTAGCCAATCAGAATCTTCTGAATAACTTATATCTCCATTTCTTAAGTCATTCTCTATTTCTTCATAGCTTTTACCACCTCTTATTTGCACATGTCTTATGTACATCTGTCTTGGTGACATTTCCATTTCAAGAAAGTATGTAGGCTTTTTGAAAGAAGCTATCCAATTATGTATTAGCATAGTTTTCATAGACTTAGGTGGTGCTTGTACAATTACTAACTCTCCAGGATATATAGGAAAGTTTTCATTATATAGTTCACCTACATCTACAGCTTTTATGCCACTTTGATAAAAGGTTACAGCTTGTTGAGCCATTTGCATGAAATCAATCATATTATTATCTTTTTTAGCACTAAATAATCTACATGATTGCTTGCAGAATGAATCTCTTATTGAGTCATTACATCCATAATTGTTTCCACTACCATTATGACCAGAGTATGCAGATTCAACTATACCTTTCATTTCTTTCTTAGTGAAAGGTTTTTCTTCAGTCGAAACCTGCTTTCTCCAGTCTTCCATAATAAGTTTTACTATATGTTCTGGATACCTCCATCTAAACCATGCAGATAATCTAAGAGCTATCTGGTGTCTTTTTCCAAAGCCTGTCCATTTTAACATATCTTGTATACAAGGATAGTTTACTGGATCAGCATGTCTACCAAAGTCGTCTTTTGGTTTAGATATAGTAGGTTTTATTATAGATTTAGTCTTATTAGGTAATGCATCAAAGATTGGTTCCATCTCTTCTGGAAATCCATAAGTTGATATATCTTTAGCCTTAGCAGCATATTGTTTTATGTCTACTTTACTTATATCACTTATACTTATTTCATTCAATGTTAGTATTTCATCTAAATTAATTTTATATAAACCACTTTTACTATTTACAGTATTATTCAGTCTTATAATTCTAGTTTTATCAGTAACACTTACATCTGCAAAGTTAAATATACCCTTACTACTCAATGCATCTTTAACATAGTTATGAAGATCCACATGAGGTTCCCATTTAAAGGCTTGTTGAGGAATGGATATATGAAATCCTGTACCAGAAAAGAATATTTTGTGAGGAACATTTAGATCTTTAAGTAATTCAACCAAGTCTGCAGCTGAATCTCTTCCTTCTCCATATGTTTCTCCATCTACATCTATGATATGTTCTTTAGCTAAATATATCTTACCATTATACCCAGCTATCTTTCTTTTTTCTTTTACATATTTTAGAACATCTTCATCATAACAGAACAATGACATGAATCTATCTTTGCCATGTTTAACTTTATTAACTTCTAACTCATCAATAAAATTTCCTCTATTAGATAAAGATTGAGCATATTCTCTTAACATTTTTACTCCAGATGAAAAAGGGAGCATTGCAATAACACTCCCTTTAGTTTATTAAGTATTACTTTCTACCAGTCGTCTCCATAATCACTATTGTCAGAATCTACATCTGTATTTCCTTGACGAACAGGACCATGTACTTCATCTTGATTTGGAATATATGGTTTAATGTTATTCTTCAATGTATAAGATTTACTATCTTCAATCTTCTTTTCATCCCACTTCTCAATTTGATTCTCAAATGGTTCAGCTGGAAGAATATTATCAGATATATCAGTATAACCTTTCTGATTCTTGTAGAAATAAGCATTAATCTTACAACCTATTAAGTGTTCTGGGTTAGTTTCAATCTCTACTCTATAATCACCTTCACTTTCTGCTATTTCTTTAATCCCTGAATTAGTATATCTGAAAGCTCTTGTAACACAAAACTCTTCTTTAGTAGTTTTATTAAACTTTTGATGAAGTCTTAGCTTTAAGTTTTCAGGATAACCTTCAAATCTGAGATCTATATATTTAGTAGCTTTCTCATTTTGATACTTACCTTTCTCAGCAGAGATTATAGTAAGTTCTTTCCAACCTGTCGAATAATCAGTGAAATCCTGATTCTTCTTTATTGTTATAACAGCCATTATTTAGCTTCCTTATTTATTGTTTTTAAACTGAGTGTTTTACCTGAGCCTGGTGAACCTATGATTAGAATCTTTGCACCATCCCAGCCTTTCTTTTTAACAGCATCGAATACAAGTTGATAATCTTGTTCTATCTCAACATCTAATAATTGAGTTCTATCTTTTGCATTATCATATTTTTCTGTTCGACCTGTTCTCCAAAGGTATTGTGTTTCACCTTTCAGGTTTGTCTTTGCTATAGCATAGAATACAAAATCAAACCATTTAGATATATCCTCTTTAGTACTACCATCAATGTAAGGTACAATTTTATTTGCACCATCATCCATAGTTTGTACTTTACCATGACAATTACATATTAATGTGCCAGGCAATAAAGTAATCATATCTAAAAGCTTATCTAATGTATTCTTTAATGTAGACCAATCTGCTAATTGCATTTTATTTTGATTACCCATCAGACTTCTCATGTATTTCTTACTAAGTTCTGATACAGTATCAATTACAACTACATCTATTTCATTACCTTGATTAGCTACAACTTTCTTTAAGCTTTGTTTAACAGTAATATTACCTACTTTAACATCTTGTTCTACACTCTTTTTAGAGTATAGTTGTTGAATAATATTCTGAAACTCTTTAAAAGTTGCAGGCTCTAGTTCAGGGTAACCAAACATCTTTTGAATGTACTCTTTTGAGCCTAAACTTTGTGAACCATGTTCTAAATCAAAGAATAGTACTTTCTTTTTGAGCATATCATCTCCTGTTTTGTTTAAGGGTTAAATAATGGAGAGCAGGATTTGTTTTAAGTCTGTTATTAAACTTATGATAGTGATAACACCATCTACACACCACCTGCTAACCATTATAATTTACAACTACTTAGGCTGAATTACAACCTCATTTAGCTCTTCAAGTAAAGGTTTTGCACCTCCATTTAAGAGTACATCTGCATTAAGAGATTTCATTACAGTTGAAAGTCCATCTAACAAATTCTTAGGAGTTGCTGAAGCATATACTGCATCCATTACATGCTTTCTCATTTCTTTTAACTCTTTAATCTGTTTACCTTCTTCTGTATTCTCTTCCCACCACTTATCAAAGCCTTTTAATATAAGCTTATCAAATTGCTCTTGGAAATCTCTAACACTACGAGGAGTATTATAACTATAGCTATATTTCTTATCTCCATCTTTATTTGCTTCACTAAACATAAAGTCTAAAGTTTTTAATAATTCATCATGAGCTTTTTCTTTCTCATCCATAGCTTTTTGATAATCTTGAAGCTTTCCTCTGATACCATTAGCATCATAGAACTCTGATCTTTTAGAATCTAAAGACTTTCTTTTATCTACAGATTGCTGTTCTCTTAAGTTTCTTACTCTATCATCTATTACAGACTGGTATCTGTTAATCCAATGATCCATTACTCTTACTGGCATTGCCATACTACACATCTCCTTTTTTTAGTTTTCTTAAATTGCTTTTAAGATTCTCTATCTGTGAAAATGCATGATCAATATAACCTTCTAATTCATCTGCATTGCATTCTATATCATCTAATGTACAATCTATATCTGTAGCTTGTACTCTTTCTTCCATCCTGATTCTGATTATATCCTTTAACTCTGCTGAATAATCATCAAGCTTTAAATGTTCAGCAGCTATTAAAACATGCTTTTGATTTAGTTCTCTTGCACATTTTTCTATTTCTTCAATTACATCTATTGCTCTTTTCCATGAAACATCTACTTCTCTCATACTATCCTTCCCACTTTAATTCAGTTTCTAAAAGTTTCTTATTTGATACTACGAGTTCTATAGTATCCCATTCTTTACCACAGTTATCACACCATACCTCACTAAAAGCATCTGAATGACACCAACTAATATGTCTTTCAGGTTCTATAAGACTGGCATTTATACTATTTAAGTCTGCTAATATATAACAGCTTATACTGCTGGTCTTACAGCATGGTGTTAGTAATACATAGTCTTCATCTTTACTCATCAAAACTCCTCTATATCATCTATCTTAAAAGACATTGGCTTAACATTTTTATTATCATCAAAGTCTTCTATAAATTGACCAACATACTTTTTATCATCTTCAGAAATATTTATCCAAAACCATCTATCATCTGGAGAAGACATTTTAATACTATTACATGCTTCAACTTCTACATAGTCTATTTTATGTTTATATGCATCTGCTAAAGCCAATGCAATAGCACAGCGTTCTTTATCTTCACAAATTCCATGATGAATATTTTCTTGAGTAACATCTATAGTTCTAGGTTTCAACATATTTCAAAGCCTCCTGACTGCTCACAAAACTTACCAAACCACTCTAAGTTTTCTAAGTCAAAGCTATAACTTGCATTTGGTCCTTCAGATTCTTTAAGAGATTTCTCTCTTTCAAAAGCAAATTGTGCAGCATCACCATTCTTTATAAACAAGTCTATTCTTCCAGCTATAGCGATAGCTTTCTTCTCATTTATTTGATACCCACCATTACTATGACCATTATCATGATCTTCTTCACTAAGTATATCATGACATATTGTGCAAACATAATTCCATAAAGGTCGCCACCACCATACATTATTTCTAAAGTATCTACCTGGATTATCTTCTTCCCAAGCTTTTTGAACTGCTAAATACTCATCTAATTTATTATCTGCCTCAACAGCATCCCATTTTGTCCAGCCTTTATCATCTGTATACTGTATAAGTATCTCTGGTTTAGCAGTATTTCTTTTTGGATTTAATCCATATACATCCATGCCCATAGCATTACCTTTCTATTTTAATTATATTACCATAGTAGTTAGTAAGAGCAGGTTTCTTAGACCTGCCCTTATCCTTTACACCTCTAGCCATTAGCCAATCAACATGTTTCTGAAGTTTTAGCTTCTTAGCTTCTGACATTGGTTTAATCTTCTGTGAGTTCTTTGGCATTTACACCCTCCACTTTTTCTTCTATCCAATCAGCTATACCTTTAAAGCTCATATTTAAACCATCATTCATGTCTATTATATGACCTATAAGATCTTGCTTATCATCTTTATGAAGGTCTCCAAAGTCTATAGAACACATATCACCATCTTCTTGTGCATCATATAGATCTTCTATTTCATTTAGCTGTGCAAGATATACTCCAGCAGCACAAAGACAAGGCTTACCATTAGGTCCTTGTACATGCTCTATATAATGACCTGTTGTTTGATCATAATCTCCTGACCTTAGAGCATTTATAAATAGTTTCTTGTGTCCTTTAGACATTTTAAAGTTAGCTCTCTCTAACTCTTCTCTTGTAAACTTAGCCATTTCAATCTCCTATACTTAATACTGGTGCTAAGGATTCTTCTTTCCATCCTGTAAACAGTGCTCCCCCATCATTACCCTCATCATCTGCTTGAGGTGATAGTATAGCTCCACTATCTAAATGGATCTGTATTGGTCTTTTATTCCAACCTAAATCTTCACATTCTTCATTAGTCATATAATCAACCTTGATTATCTTGCATCCTACTAAGAAGTTAAACTTCTCTGTCCATAGTTTAGTGTAATCTGTTTTACTCATCATCTTCCTCTATTTTATATTGTTTCATATCTTCCCATAAAAGCTTATCAAGTTCATGTATTCTACCTGTATTAAGTAAAAAAAGATATAAGCTTAACTTATTAGGCTTATAACCTGCTATTAAGCCTCTTTTTTCATCTTTAATTTCTTTTTTACCTGACATCTGGATTCCAACTCCTTTCTTTAAGATCGCTTTCTTGTGCTTCATCTAAGCTGTCATCTATTTC